TAGCTAGTAATAATGTAAATAATGCTGGATATCCTACAGATGGTAGTAGGCAGATACAATGGGGTTGGAACCCTGTTGGCGGTGCAAGGGCATTTGACCAAGCTTTAACACCAAATAGCTTGATTCCTGTTATAACAATCGGTACAGTAACAATAGCAACTACTTAGGAGTATTAAAATGGCAAAAATGAAACATGACGACGAAGCTCAAGATAAAAAACTTATCTCTAAAATGATTAAAGCGTCTGAGAAAAAAGAACCTGAAGGCATGAAAAAAGGCGGTAAGATAAAAAAGATGAAACAAGGCGGTCCTACAGGCACTGATATGAAAGCTATGGGTCGCAACTTAGCCCGTGCTCGTAATCAAAAACCAGGAAGCAAATAAAATGGCTACCCAAATCAAACCAACAACCAAAAACAGTTCGCCTATGCGCACTGGCCACGCTAAAAATAATGGTCCTGCAGAACAGTACGAAGCTAATGGCACTGGCGTAGCTGCTGAGCGTAAAGCAACAGGCCATGATATGCAAGATCCAAATACCTTAAGAGCTGATGAATTAGTTCCTGGTGGTCCTGCTATGAGTGTGTCTATTGGTAATAAAAATCGTGGACCAAAAACTGACGGTATTGAAATGCGTGGCGCTGGCGCTGCTACAAAAGGTCGTATGTCTAGAGGTCCAATGGCATGAGTTTTGATCCAAATACTCAAATTAAGCTTGAATTAACACTAAATGAAGTAGATGGTGTTATGGCTGGGCTTGGTGAACTACCAACTAAAACAGGTGCTTTCTCATTGCTAATGAAGATTCGTGCACAAGTAGGTTCACAATTACCCCAAGAAGAGCCAAAAACTGAAGAACCTGCTCAAGGATAATTTATGGCAATGAATTACGAGATTCTGTACAACACTATTCAGTCCTATGCGGAAAATACTGAACAGTTGTTTGTAGCTAATATTCCTGTATTTGTGCAGGAAGCAGAATCTCGTATTTATAACTCTGTAAACTTACCATCATTACGCAAAAATGTTACTGGCACTCTTACTTCTGGTAATCAATACCTTTCTTTGCCTAATGATTGGCTGGCTAATTATTCTTTAGCTGTAGTTGACTCTAGCGGTAATTACACTTATTTACTTAATAAAGATGTTAACTATTTAAGAGAAGCCTATCCTTCAGCTTCAACTTCTAGCTTGCCAAGATATTATGCTTTGTTTGGTTCTCAGTACGGGAATATTAATGAACTGTCATATATCCTAGCGCCTACACCAGATCAAAACTACACGGTAGAAATGCACTATTTCTACTACCCACCTACTATCGTCCAAGGTCAAATTGCTACTTTAGGCGCTATTACTGCTGGCTCGCTATATACCAATGGTGTATACCAAAATGTGGCTTTAACTGGCGGGTCTGGTTCTAATGCAACAGCAGACATTGTTATTGCTGGTGGAGTTGTTACAAGCGTTAGCCTTCAGTTTGGTGGTAATTTTTATGTAGTTGGTGATGTTCTTTCTTGTTCTTCCCTAGGTAGTACTGGCTCTGGGTTTAGTATTCCAGTAGCTTCAATATCAAATGCAACGGGTACTAGCTGGCTTGGTGATAACTATGATCCTGTCCTATTCTATGGATCTATGCGTGAAGCTATGCTATTTATGAAACAAGAACAAGACTTAGTGTCCTATTACGAGCAAAAATATGTAGAAGCATTAAATGAACTTAAACGTCTTGGTGATTCTCTTGATAGGGGTGATTTCTACAGAGATGGTCAGACTAAGCTTAACAACAACCTTAAGGGCAATATTTAATGGCTATTGTTCAAGGTTCTACAACCACTTTTGCCCAAAACCTACTAAATGGTAATGAAAACTTTACCACCGGTACTTATTACATAGCGCTTTATAACGCAAACGCTAATTTAGACCAAACAACCACTGCTTACACTACAGTTAATGAAGTTGTGGGTAGTGGGTATACGGCTGGTGGCAAGCCTTTGACTATTACTGTTACGCCGACTATAGATAATCAATACAACACCGCTTATATTTCATTTGCCAATGCGGTTTGGAACCCAGCTAGCTTTACTACTAGAGGGGCTTTGGTCTACAATTACACTACAAAGGCGGCATGTTTTGTGTTAAATTTTGGATCAGACAAGACATGTAGTAATAGTTTTACCGTGCAGTTCCCGGCAGCGACTAGTACGTCTGCTATTTTATCCATTAGCAGCTACACAAGCGCTAATATCATTAGTTCTGGAGATTAATTATGCAAAAAGAATTTGCAAGTTGTGGCGATAAGGCAGAAATTAGTCTGCAAGCTGGCGCTGCTAAAAATGAAACCGTTGGCGTTGAAGGTATCTATCACGTAGAATGCCGTGATGCTGCTGGCAATTTAAAGTGGACTGAAGAGTTCCCTAACTTAGTTAACGCTGTTGGTAAACAATTGATGTTAGATACCTTGTTAAAAGGTTCTGCTTACACAGTTACTGGTCCATACTTAGGTTTGATTGGTACAACTAGCCCAACATTTGCGGCTTCTGATACTATGACTTCACACTCTGGTTGGACTGAGTTTGTTAACTATACAGTTGGCGGTTCTGCAGTTCGTGGTACTGCAGTGTTTGGCTCTTCTACATCAAGCGGTTCTAGCCCATCTAACGTAACAACTTCTACGGCTTCTGCTATTACCTACACTATTACTGGTGCAGGCGGTAACGTAACAGGTTGCTTTTTAACTTTGGGTTCAGGCGCTTCTTCTACTCAAAGTAATACTGGTGGAACATTATATAGCGCTGGAGCTTTTGGTACGGCTAAGACTACAACTGCTGGCGATACTGTTTCTGTAACTTACGCAACCACCGCTACCAGCTAAGGAGTCCTAAATGGCTCTGGTGTTATATGATCGTGTCCAAGAGACTACGAGCACTACTGGTACAGGGTCAATAACCCTAGCTGGTGCTGTATCGGGTTATCAATCTTTTGCTGTTGTTGGCAATGGTAATACTACTTACTACACAATTCTTAATGGAACTCAGTGGGAAGTAGGTATTGGTACGTACTCAACTACAGGACCTACTTTAGCTCGCACAACAATTCTTTCCAATTCAAATGGAAATACATCGCCAATTAATTTATCTGGTGCATCAAACGTATGGTGCGACTACCCAGCAGAAAAGTCAGTTAATTTAGATGCAAACGGCAACGCCAATATTAGCTATACACCTAATACAACTACATCAGTTGGCAAACTAAACGTAGGTGACAATACATATAGCCAGTCTTTAACTGGGCAAATTGCTATTTTTGCCGGGGCCGATACTATATCAAGCAATATTTATCTTGTTAATACAAATAATACAAGCAACACAGCATATTCCTCTATTGTTACGGGCGCAAACAACTACGCTAGTATTTATATGGAGATGGGAACAAATAGTTCCTTATATAGTTATTCGGCAGCCGGATATGCAAACAACGCATTAAATCAACCAAATAATTCTTTTTTACAGGCTTATGGCTCTGATTTGGTTTTGTCTACATGGACATCCAACGCAATCCATTTTGTACAAAATGCCTCTTCTGCAACATCTGACTCAATGACGTTGTTTGCTGACGGCGGCGCTTCTTTGGGCGGCCTTGGCGACCCCGGCATTGGAAACATAGCAATTAATAACGCTGTTGTTGGGTTTACTTCTATTACATCAGCCGCTGGAACAACTGTATTAACTTCATCATCTACACAGGTTCAGGCAGTTACTGGCTCTACTACACAAACTATTCAGTTACCACAAGCAACCACTTTGCTTAAGGGTACTTTCTACACAATTTCTAATGCTTCTTCTGGTCTTGTAACAGTTAAAGACAATGCGGGAACTACATTAGAAACAATACCTTCTGGTGGCGCAGCCCAGTTTTTATGTATAGCAAACGGTACTTCAGCTGGTACTTGGGGTATTCGTGTTTTTGCGGCTTCCAATACTACTTGGGGTAATACAGCACTTAACTATACAGGTAACATTACTGGCGCTACTTGGCAAGGAAATACGATTGCCTATAACTATGGTGGTACAGGGTTAACTACATTTACTGCAGCCAATAACGCACTATACTCTACATCTGCTTCTGCTTTAACCGCAGGTACTTTGCCAGTTGCTGCTGGCGGTACTGGAGCTACGACTCTTACTGGGTATGTTTACGGTAATGGAACGTCAGCAATGACTGCTTCCACTACAATCCCTACCAGTGCTTTATCTGGTAATTTTGTAAGTACGTTTAGTGCAGGTACTACTGGTTTTACTCCTTCTACAGCAACTACTGGAGCAGTAACTTTAGCCGGTACTTTAGGCGTTGGTAACGGCGGTACTGGTCTTTCTTCAACACCGACAAATGGTCAAATTGACATTGGTAATGGTACAGGGTTTACTCGTTCAACCATCACAGGCACAGCAAGCCAAGTAATAGTAACAAATAGCGCTGGCGGTATTACATTA